TTACAGTACCGTCACAACCTGCGTTATTTCTCAGAGCAATCGCGAACTCGTCTGTTGCTGTTTCGGCAAATCCAAACTCACAGTCAAGAACTTTTGCATAGTCTTTTCCTGCTTCGATGTCAAGTCCAACTGTTACTGCATTAGCAGAAGTCCTAAACCTGATATTACTGACAGTTACGTTATTGGCACCTATCGCTACACTAGCTGCGGCGTTATCGAAGTCTATTGTAGGTTTAAGGGAACCGCTACCTAAACCGATAACGGTTATTCCTGCTACGTCAAGGTCGATAGCGGCAGCAGTAGTTATGCCCTCGTTATGCCCTGGTGCAACCCAAATAACGTCACCCTTATTAGCGGTACATTTGCCTACGGCAGAGTCAATACTTGCCAATGCTGTTGCCCATGTTAGACCATCGTTGGATGCGCTGCCTGTTGCAGAGTCAACGAAGAATTGACTGCCTGGTTCAAAGTTAAGATAAATTCTGCCGAGTGCGTCAACCACTGATTTTTCGTAACCCGCAGCACCTACATATAAACCTTCAACGCCGCATAACTTTTTAAAATGTGAATATGTTGCCATTTTGTACCTCCTTATGGGTAAAATAAAAGACACCGTTAGGTGTCTAGTTTGTTGCTTGTTTATTTGTCCAAGCGTAACCTGCTGCTCTGCGACATTCCATACTATCGTATTTTACTTTACCCCGTTTATATCTCGATAGCGGTACTGTAAATTCCTTACCGCAATATTCGCAGTTCAATGTTACTGTGTTGGTTTTTGAGTTACGTTTCTTTTGACACTCTGCGCTACAATACTTACCCCTGCCACCCTCTATGAGGTAGGTTGTTGTATTAAACTCCTTACCGCAAACTAAGCACGTAGAGGTTATATGTATCTCAGGGTTTATTGACCTTCCGTGTTGTTTTCCGTGACAATGTGAGCATAATGAAGTTAGGTTATCAGGATCATCATTACGGTTTTCTGTTTGCCCCGAATGATCCTTATGGTGGACAGATAGTATGTAGTCAGAACCGCACATTGTGCATTTTCTACTGTCCCTATCAACGACAGATTCACGATTTCCTGAATATCTCACCTTGTCGCGATATTCACGGTCAATTCTATCATACATTTCTTTATTTTGTTCGCGTTTGCGCCTATCATTTTCTCTTGCTCGTTCCGGATTATTCTTTCGCCATTCTTTAGCTTGTTGCTTTTTTCGCTCAATATTCATAGCGTAGTATCTATTATTAACACATTTTTTACTGCAACATATTTGCTTATTTTGAACAGGCATAAAAGTTAACCCACAAACAACGCAAACTTTTTCCGTTAATTCAATATTCTTTTTCTTTGCCTTGTTTTCGTTACGACATTTATCTGAGCAATAAACCTGATCGCTCCTGTTTTCTGGTATAAATATATTATTGCAGTTGGGGCAGGTCTTATGTTCCTCGACACGATTACCTGCTCGTATTTGACGAGCAGTTTTACGGCATGTCACAGAACAATATTTATCTGCCCCCTTACAATTAAATACCCTACCGCAATGATAACAATTAGCTTCCATTAACTCCACCTCCATAGTTATTATACCATTTCAGTGTCACTATGTCAAGCTAATTGTCTATTCTAACTAATAGTTGTTACGAAGGAATTGAAAACTGGAAAGGGCGCCATGACTTGCTACCACACGAATACCACATTATGGAACCTACTTTCCACACCTGATTCTCCATATTTTTCCATGAAATAATGTCATATTTATCCCCAGATTCTAGGCGATTAATCCACTTCATGGATTTTTTAGCCATTTTAGAGTCCATAACACACCACGGTTGACCAGTCTTTCCTGCTTGGCGACGGAATTGCTTATAGACGATCAACTTCATAGAACCGTTGTAAATGTTCGGGTTGTTGTCGGAAGAATCTACTTTACCTTCTCCACCGATTAACTCCAAAGCCTTTTTACGAAGTGCGGTAGGCACGATTAAAGTGTCAGGTTGTAGATTAGCGTCTTTTCCCGAACTATCCTTAACGTCAAACATCTTCTGACACAAAATTTCCAAATTCTCATCATCGAGTTCGAGGGCCTCTAAGTTATCCTGAGTGCTTCCATAATTAGCGGAAGTCTGAGCGTTTGAAGCAAGCGGCAAGCCATTGGCTGTCAAAGTCCAGTTAACAGGAGTTCCGTTAACCATGAAACTTGTCTGGTCGGCATAGGTAAGTAAACCGGATGCACATGCCTCGCGGTGTCTTGCGGCACCAATCGAGAAACCACTAAAATCATCTTTAAGGTTAATAAGTTTGGCATTTGAGAGCAGGAATCTGTCATACTCCATACCCGCCTGCCAAGCGATTGGGGTCCAGATCTTCGTGTCGCCTTGTTTCATGGTGCCATAAGTGAATTCACCGTTCCACTTGCTGTAGTCAATCGCCCCAACCATCTCACCGATTGCCTCAGTGGGGTTATCTGATTGCTCAGGAGTATATAACTCATCAATCATGCTATCTTGAATAGCATCGGTAAAACCGTCTTGCCAAAATTCTAAGAGCGCATGTTCATATTTACCAACTAACTGCTCAAAATCTCCACTACTTTGAATTAAAACTGCCATATCTTTTCTCCTCTCAATTTACAAAATAAAAAGACCAACTAATTAGCTGGCCTCAGTGAAATTCTTTTTGACAATCATCTTTACTTTCAGTCCAACGGTATCCTTTTCCAAGATAACCCCGTGACCACCAGTAACGGTTGCGGCATCCACATTGTCACCATTTGCATCAAGCACCGCCAAAGAAAGTCCCGGCAAAAATGCTGCATCTGCGGTTCCAGTGTAACTTGCCTCAATAATGTCACCAGTCTTAACGACCGCCATAATCGGCAATACATCGGTACCGGCATCTGCCGATCTAACACAAACTGCCTCGATTGCTGCGGTTGTAGCAGATTTAGTCCACCTACCAGAGGCAAGGTAATATCCACGCCCTGCTACTGCCGCCTCTGAATCGGTCATATAGATGTTATCAATAAACTTATCCCTTGAAGCACCAGTTAAAATGCTCCCAATAATTCTTAATGCCATGATAAACCCCCTATTTCTTCTTAACGTATTTTGCGGCACGTTTTTTGAGTTGTGCCTCTGTTTCGCCAGGAAACATTGACTTCCATGCTTTAAGTTGTTCCGCGCTCAAACTAACCTGAGTACCCAAGTCCGTACTATCATTCGACTTCTCAGTACCCAAGTGCGCCTTACTGCCCACCTGTTTAATTGCCTTATGCGCCGCCTTTTTCTGTAACGCTTCGGCAATAGCATCCTCATTAGCAGTCAACCATGCCGATTTAAGCGGCATACCGCTATACAGCATATCAACGGTTGCTTGGTCAAGATTATTCAAATCTGGAACAATGTCACCGTATTTACCCTTTAGATAGGCATGGTCCTTTACGATCTGCTGTTCTGCCTCCTGCCTATTTCTCAGGTGCCTTTCTTGCTCTAACTGCTGTTTATTGGCGTTTAACTCTTCCTGCATCTGCTGAAAAACAGGGTCCATTTTCAGATACTTGTTAATTTGACTAACAGGAAATCCCTGTTCCTCTAACTCTGCGGCAAGCTTTTCTCTCTGAGCGTCCATATCTGCCTGCAACTGTCTCTGCTGCTGTGCGTTATTCTTCTGCTCAAAGTCACGTTTCCACTGTTCAAGTTCATCTGCCTTGCGCTTGGCCTCTTGTGCTTCTCTGCGCATCTGAGCAAATGCCCTATTTTGTTCCTGTGTTTGTTTCTGCTTCTGCTGTTCAACGACTTCAGCATCACTCATTTGCTGAGTGCCGGTTACGTCCCCGGTATCGGTTTGATCGTTAGTATCAATGTCTGTTTGAGGTGAAACGACTTCCTCTACTTCCGTTTCCAATAATTCTTCTGCCATAATTACACCCCACGTTTACGCTCGCCAGCGATATATTTCACCGTCTTTCCGGCGTGTCCGTTGTCTATTTCCAACTGTCACCCTAAAGCGGAACAATGTTATGTAAATAATAGGAAAAGCAGGTTTTACCCTGCCTTAACTATTTAACAGCACCGTTGTTTTTGCCGGGACGACTGCGTAAGTCACCGCCCTTAATGACGCGAGTCACATCATTCTGCCGACTTCCGGTAGAACCATAGGTAAAAGTACCGCTACACGGCATTGCTTTGTCTAGGTTTTTAGCCATGTTTAACACCTCCTTTCCTGAATTTAGGCAATAAAAATAGGGATGAAGCGTAAGACAATGCCAATAATGACACTCTCCTACACCTCATCCCTATCGTTCTCGATTCGAGATAATTATTTAGTTAGTCCAACTTAATATCCTCCGTAGCACTCAACATGACGGGTTTACCGCCCTTCATCTTAATGACGATTGTACCCCACGGCGTTGACTTCATCTTGTCGATTACTTTCTTTTCTTTGTCAGTTAACATTGCTTACCTCCGGTTATCCGTTATTAACTTACCATACTCATTACTGCCTGTACCTGCTGTTCTGCCGGTAACTTCATAATCTGCATAAACACATCGGGATCTTGTTCCTTAACCTGATTTAACTTGTCCATAAATTGTATAACTGCGCCCTGCTGTAACTCGCCACTCATAACCTGCTTATCGCTTTCAAGGTCGTGCGATTGCTGTTGACGGTTCAATTCTCCCTGCTGTTTCATAACAGCAAGTTCTTTTTCGTGCTGCTGTTTAGCAAACATCATATCGGTACTCTGCTGTAGTTGTTGTTCTTGTATCTGCTTTGCCTGTTCTTCTTGCTGCGCTTGCATTTCCTGTGCCTGCTGTATGTCCTGCTCCATTTGACCGATAACTTCTTTAAGGTGCGGAACACCGATTTTATCAAGAATCTTAAGTATCAACATATTCCCCGGAGTAGGTTCAAAACGTCCCTGCCCTGCAAGAGAAACAATAGAATTCATCATTTCTGACTTATTCTTCATAAATCCAACTTCTGCGCTAATCTCAATATCGAAGTCAGGGTAAATCAGGTCGCCGTTAACATCACGAAGCATAGACAAGCGGTTAAACTGACCATATTTATTCTCGCCCTTCTCTCCGGTAATACGGAAAGGTCTATCATCATCACAGAACGCCAAGGCAAACTCGGCAATAGTGCGGTAAAGAGTTTTGTACGATGTTGACTTATAGGCAGATTTAATTGCTAACTTGTTACTTGACTGACTGATATATGCCTGAGCTTGATCGCCTGACGTTACCCCTGGTTGATGAACTCCTAGCGCAGCATCGGTTACGCCGGTAATGAGTTGCATCCATTCTTTCAACTGATTAACCCATTGCACCCCGTCAATGTTTGTACTAAGATCAACCTCTTTAATTTCTTGTGGGTCTTGAACAAATATTATCTCGGAAGTTGGGTCTTGAAGTTTCCTTGCTATTTCCTGCGAACCTGTCATAATTTTCTTTCTACCCTGTAAGAAGTTTTCTTCATAGGAAAATACTGCTTTCTTAATACTCTCCTGTAAGTCCCAAACATCTTCCATGATAGATATACCCCAACAGCATTTATCACGCATAATAAACGGTTGATAGACTATATCCCAGCAGGTAGGTATGTAGTGCTCTGCTTCGATATCGCTGTCTATTTTAGAGTATATTGGATTTCCTTGCTCGTCTACGCTTTTTCTCAGCATAGATCCTGCTTCGATAGTTTCCGTCATGTAAGGTTCGCCGGTTTCCTCGTCCCTACGATAAAAAAACTTAGGCAGGTGCTTAGTTAGTAAATCTCCAGACCACCACAGCTTACAAATATCTCCGTCCTCGTCCCGGTAGGTAGTTTCAATAATAGTATACTTACCAAGTCCAGTATCCCTAGAAACTCCGGTAGTATCGGTAACGGTAGTTATCCTTTGGTCGCCCAATATCTCGTCATACTCGGCATATAAAATTGCCTTCTCTTCTAGCATATCTTTCGTTATATCCTTCCATTTACGAAGAATATACTTTTGCGTACGGTTAACCGGGTGATGGTAATGCTCCATATCGTCGCCGAAGTTAATAGCAGACTTATTAGGTATAATATCCTTCGGGTGAGGATTACTAATCTCAATCTCACCGACATATCCAGCACGTTTGATATTGTTATTCCAGTGAACCTTCTTGAATGTACCACCCAACTTTGAAACTCTGCGCTCGTCTGACATATTCATTTCTTCTAATGAAGGAGAAGAACTTCTCAGCACATAACCAACGTAACTTTTTAAAGCATTAACCGGGACTTCATCGGCAGCGGTAACAGGTTTAAAGTCGTGATCGGGAATAGTCATATCAATTAACGCTTCAATAATTAAGCGAGGGAAGTTAACAACCGTTCTAGCTTCTCTGTCTTTCCGGTTGTTGACGTTCTCGAATTCGCGATTACCGTTATACATATTTTCCCACGAATCCATGAGAAGATCATACTTTTTCTTAGCTTGACGGTCAATCTCGAACTGATCTTGCCAGTATTTAAGTAAGTCAAGAGTCTCTTGATCGTATTCTACAGCAGGTGCCACTATCTCTTTCACCTTCTTTTTTAACGCACGAAACGGTTTTTTCCAGTCCATTTAGTCACTTCCTATGCTAACTTCCATAATCAATCTTAACGAGTCTGTCTCCAATATATCCCCAATTATAGGGTTTAGCATCAGATAATATAAACTCTTTTAATTCATCATTCTTATATCTTTCCTCAATCATTTCACTAAAAGACAGCCAACTTTCATTCTCTTTCATTCTTTCACCAATAACATATGCCTTTTCCATAATCAAAAATAAACCAAAGGGAAAGCAATAAAGAACTTTTGCTAAATCCCTATGCCTACCCGACCATTCTTTCTCTTGCATGTTTGCTAAAATTCCAAACAAAAACAATCTATATTCCTTGAAGTTTGGTATTTTTATTACGAATTTATTGCATACGAAAACCTTTCTAGTTGCTCCCTCTGTATACTTCACCATTAACACCGTCCTCGGTTATTATTAAAAACCAACAATATGTTCCTGTAATTTCTCGTATTCTTTCTCAAACGCAATGTTATTTAAAACTGCTGACTGTTCAGATAACGACATATCATCGGGAAATACATACTTTTCATCCTTAGAAATGGGAGGTCTTGACATTACGCAATAGCGTAAACTTTCGTTGCTGTGTGTGACCTCGTGTGGAGTATCTGCTGCATCCTCAGAGTCGTTTTTATCATGCTCCAATAAAGGCAAGCAACGTATCATATTTTTACAGGTATCAAATATTTTTAGTTTAGCGGTAAAGATAGTCTCGGTCTTAATGCCTTCATCGGTCATAACGTCCTGCTTTTCTTCCCTAACCAATAAATACTCTCTTACCGCTCTCCAACCAGCTTTACGCTCATGTTTTGCTTTGCGTAGGTTATTTAGTCCAGCGCGATTCATTATCTCCCTACCGCTTGTCCCTGTCTCTTGCCGCCTATTCCACAAGTCAGGAGAAGCAACCGTATAACTCATTTTCTCGTCTTTAGGTGTTATAGAGATAATCTTTTTCGCCGCTTGACTAAGTGTTAAATTAGGTTGATATAACTCACGATAGGCATATAAAATGCCCTCCGGCGATACTGCCCACCAATGACATGAGCACATATCAAGTCCGTAGTCCAACGAACAGAACCTTTTCCACCAGGACGGTATCTTAAACGGTTTCACGACATGCACATCACGACGAAACTCTTTAAAGAACTGTCCCTCCCCGGCAGTAAACGCCTCTTCTGGGGTTGCCGGATACTCTGCCATATAACTACTAGGCAAGTCCTTTTTAGTCTGCTCATACCACTCCTGAGTACGTCTTGGATCGGTATCCCAGGGTAGGAATATAGGATTAAAAGTATTCTCTCCGCTATATGCCTTATCCCATATTTCTTCAAATAGAGTACCCTTTTTAGCGGTAGACAGTCCTATCAACTTACCGCCAGTAGGACGGTTAATGGTAGGATATGCCGCCGACCAAATAGTTCTAGCAAACATCTGAAACGCCCATTCATCCAATATTACGAGGTTAGCAGTAAAAGAACGACCACTATCAGCACTTGCGTTCATAGCAGTAAATATAGAAGGTTCCTTGCCTTTATGATAGATGGTTATGGATAAGGTAGTTGACTCCCAAACAGGTCCACTAAAATTATGATTCTTAAGAACCTTCTTCTTTTCTCTTATCATCCAGGTAGGTAAATGCCGTAAAATAAATTCCATACGGCGAATCAATTCTTTGGCATCATCTTCCTTCTTAGACATAGCAACAACTGAATAACCATCCTTAAAAATAATCTCACCGCTGGCATAACTGAGAGCAAGCCAAGTTATGCCTAATTGACGAGATTTTAGGATTATGTTCAATTTATGCTCTATGATAGAAGAAAGAGCGTTTTTCTGACCATCCCACAGAGAGAATTTAGCGACGAGTCCTTCAATATCCCTATCCTCAATAAAGACATATTTTTCAATAAAGTAGGATACGTCTCTGGAGCATTTACGGAGTTCGAGTTCAACTTTAGCCGCCGCTTTTTCTCTTAACTTCTGAGCGGATAGTTTTTTCTTTTCCTTTTGCTGATCGGTCATAAGATCACTTCACTATAATATTTTCTGATCACCAAGTTCATTCTTTAACATGCAGGTGATGTCGTTAAGCATAGTGTTATTATTGGTAAGATACTCTGATAACAAATACAATTTCTGCGTTAGCGTTACCGATTCCGTAACGTCATTAGATTTACAAGTTGACGGTTTGGGAGATTCAACTGTATAAATTAGTTCATTGACAAGTTTATTTCCTTGTTCCGCTAAGTTGAATAAAATATCTACAACAGCCATTAACGGAGTCATACTTCTTTCGCAAGTAGGTTCTTCACATTTACCAGACATACATTTATCTCTCCTTCAAAATTAATTCATCATCATGCGACAATTTATGAATAGTATCCTTACTTATCTCAGTTATTGCTAAGGCATTGAAGTAACTATAGACATCATAGACAGTCATTGTAGTACCGTCCCTAAGATGAAA